AACACAGAAGCGAGGAATTTTTCAAGGCTGAGTATGAGCGATTAGAGGCAGATGGGCAAGCGGATGTGTATTCTGCTGAACACCTGAATAACCCCATTGATGAGACTCACGCATATTTCAAGAAACAGGATTTTGTTGACATACCAGCAGAAGCACGGAAGAATTTAGCATCAGGGGAATTGAAATTAAACTACTACTCCTCAGTTGATTTTGCTATCTCCAAAGCAGAACGAGCAGATTACACAGTAATTGGAACTGCCGGGGTAGATGAAGCTGGTCAATTGTATTTAGTAGATGTGAGAAGAGATAGATTTGGGCCGGATGAAAGTGTAATACAGATTTTTAGTGTGGAACACATTTATAACCCTGAAATGTTTTTTGTTGAAAAGGGAACACTAGCCCACGCACTAGGAGCTATGCTTAACAAGGAAATGGAAAAGCGGAGAAGCTTTCCTAACCTATCTCCGGTAAGTGCCACAGGAGACAAGAGAACAAAAGCAAGAGGTATTCAGAAAGTGATGAGAGCGGGGGGCCTGTATGTTGATAAGCAAGCTGAGTGGTATCCAGCTTTTGAAGATGAGTTGCTAAGGTTTGATAGGGGTAGGCACGACGATCAAGTAGATATGCTTGCGTTGTTTGGTTTGAAGTTGGATGAACTGATTGATGCTCCTACCGCAGCAGAAATAGAAGAAGAAGAATGGGAAGAAGCGTACGGTGATGCACTTCTTGTTGGCAAGAACAAAACGACCGGGTATTGATAATGGACTTGGAAGCAAGACTAGATATAACGAAGCTAATCTCTGAAAAGAATATAGCAGAGAAGCTGAGTGAAAAAGACCTGACAGCAATCGCGGCTCAGGTCTTACATGACTACACAACAGATTGTGAGTCTCGTGCAGAATGGGAACAGAGAAATGCAGACGCTTTAAAATTGGCTTTGCAGATAGTGGAAGCAAAGAATGACCCGTGGCCCGGTTGTGCAAATGTCAAATTCCCCTTGGTTACTATTGCTGCAATGCAGTGTCATGCAAGAGAATACCCAGCACTTATCAATGGGACTGAAATAGTAAAATGCAGAGTTATTGGTGAGGATAATGACGGGCAGAAATGCCAAAGAGCAAAACGAGTTTCGGCTCACATGAGCTTTCAGGTTTTAGAGGAAGATTCAAATTGGGAAGACCAAATGGATCGTGTGATGTTTACAAAACCCATTGTAGGTACAGCTTTTAAGAAGGTTTATTTTGATCCTGCGCAAGGACACAACATTTCTGAAATGGTTTTGGCTCAAGATTTGGTAATTCCATACAAGGCAAAATCTATTGAGAGGGCTAGGAGACTCACTCACAAAATATCATTCTCAAAAAATGCAATTTACGAACGAGTAGCAAGGGGTTTATTTTTGGATGTGTTGGACACAGACAAAGTACAACCAATAAATATCACAAGCCCACTTCAACAAGTTTCCGATGAAGTACAAGGAAGGCACGATGTTGCTGGGGAGTCGGATGAAGAACGGCTAGTTCTTGAACAACATAGGTATCTTGATTTGGATGGGGACGGCTACGCAGAACCCTACGTAGTAACAGTTGATGAGCAAACAAAAAAAGTTTTAAGAATTGTTGCACGATTTTTTAAAGATGGGGTAGAGAGAAAAGCAGGCAAGGTACTCTTTATTAAACCCACAATTCACTTTGTAAAATACGGAATGATACCATCTCCCGATGGGGGTATTTATGATTTAGGTTTCGGTTCTTTGCTGGGGCCTTTGAATCACACAGTAAACACAATCATCAATCAATTGTTGGATGCAGGCACACTCAATAATTTAGGTGGTGGTTTTCTTGGTAGGGGTGTGCGTCTTCGCAGAGGGCAAAATCAGTTTGGTCAGGGTGAGTGGAAACAAACCGACAGCCAAGATTTACGCGGTCAAGTATATCCACTACCTACAAAAGAACCCTCTCAGGTATTATTTACTTTGCTTGGTATGCTGGTGAATTATGGTGAGCGGATTGTTGGTACAACCGATATTATGTCTGGTCAGAATGTAGGACAAAATACACCGGCTAGTACTGCACAAGAATTAGTTAAGCAAGGTTCGGTAATTTTCAACAGCATTTTCAAACGCACCTATAGAAGTTTGAGGGATGAGTTTAGAATGCTGTATCGGCTGAATCAGCTTTTCTTGGAGGAGCAAACTACTTTTGAAGAGTTGTCCACAGGAAAGAATGTAATGATTCTCGCTACAGATTACCGGGGGAAGGAAACCGACATAAGGCCTGCCGCTGATCCTAATGTTGCTAGTGTTGAGAAGAAAATGCAACAGGCAATCTTCTTGAAACAAGCATCACAGAATGGGCCGGGATATGATACAATTGCAGTAGAGAGAAGGATGTTGGAGGCCGCAGGCATTCCTTATTTGTCCGAAGTGTGGAATGAAAAAACACCAGCACCAAAGAATCCAAAAATAGAGTTGGAAATGGCTAAGTTACAGTTACAGAAAACAAACATGGAACTGACAAATAAATTAGCCGTGCTTGAATTGATGCAGAATGCTGATAAACTCAGGGCAGAGATAAAAGAACTTGATGCAAGAGCTACAAAAGAAATGGCACAAGCACGAACAGAGGAAGTAAATCAACGTCTTGGGGTAATCAACACACAAATTACTGCAAAGCAAGCACAGCAGGACGGTATTATACAATCAGTTAAGTTAATGCAGGAAATCATGGCTTCAATGCAAGAACAAGGAGGAAGTAATGGAGGAGTATCAGTTCCCTCTGAATCTCCTGCGGGACTCCCTCAAGAAGTGGGAACGCCGTTAAATATGGAACCGACAACCAATGTCTAAGCAGTTTTATACTTACTTACATTGTAGGCCAGGGATATGAGTTAGCAAACAAGACTATAGGGGTGATGGTGGGCAGCTAGGGTATAGTCCCACCTCTGAGACGCGTAAAAAATTATCTACAGCAAACCACGGAAAATATTTTAGGGGTACTTTTAAACATACAGAAGAAACCAAAAAACGGATAGGGGAGAAAAGCAGGGGTCGTGTGGTTTCGGATGAAACAAAAGAAAAAATATCCTCTGCAACAAAAGGAAAACCGCACAAAGGACACAAACTATCGGAGGAAACAAAGTTAAAAATAGGAGAGGGACAAAGAAAATATCAACAAAGGAAAAGAGAGGAATTGAATGGATGAATTCAAGTTTACTTGTTCACCTGTGACAAAAGAAGCCAAAAGGTATTTAAAGCATCTTGAAGAAACTTTAAAAAATGATTGGGCAGATGGTTTAATGGTTGGTAAAACACAAGAGGAGACAGGATATTTGAGTATGCAAGGACTTGCAAAAGTGACAGTACTAGAGAATGTAATAAGAGATATATTTGAGACAGAGGAGGAAGCAGGAAATGGAAAATAACAGTGGTTGGTATCCACTACTTCATCGGATTTTAGTTTATCCGAAACCAGTGGAAACAAAAACAGAAGGTGGTATTGTCTATGTGTTGGAAGTAGATAAGCGAAGAGAAGAAATGGCACAGGTGACAGGGATTGTTGTTGCATGTGGCCCAGAGACATTCTCAGACCAACCAAACAGCAAAGTACCACAGGCAGGTGATGAAATTATGTTCGGTAAGTTATCTGGTTTTTTTGTTAGGGGAACAGATGGAAAAGAATACCGAATGATAAATGATCTTGATGTAGTGGCAGTGAAGGGAGAGAAACATGAGTGAGGAAGAAAAAACACCGGAAGTCCTAGCACACGAAGAAGCGGTGGTGAAAGCAAAGACACTTGGTTGGGTTCCTAAAGAAGAGTACAAAGGCAACCCTGAAAAGTGGCGTGATGCGGAAGAATTTAATGAGTTTGGAGAAAGACTTAACCCAATTCTCCGAGAGAACAACAAGCGGTTAGAGGCACAGTTAAGAACGAAAGAAGAAGCCCACGCAAAAGAGTTGGCTGAGATTCGTGCTTCTGTGGCTAAGTTTGCCAAGCTTCACGAAGAAACAGAGAAAGTGGCCTATGCCAAAGCATTGGCCGATCTTCGGGCAGAGCGAAAAGAAGCCTTGGCAGAGGGTGATTATGACCGGGCAGAAGAAGTCACGGAACAGATTGAGAACGCGAAGACAGCAGCAAAAGCAGAAAAGGAAGTACCAGAACCAAAAGCTGCGCCAGAAGTTCCTGCGGAGATACAGGCAACATACACAAAGTGGTCAGCACAGAATCCGTGGGCTGTTGAAGGTACAGAAAAGTACAATCCAGAAATGGAAGCTTATGCAAGGGCAATTGGTGAGACTTTGTATCGGAGTGGTACACCAACAAAAGGCGAGGCGTTTGAACCTTTCTTGAACTTGATTACCCAGAAAGTAAAAGAGAGATTCCCGGAAGCGTTTGGTAATCCTTTGCGTAGGGTGGCAAGTGTTGAGGGTGGTACAGATGGTGATGAGACCCCAACAGGAAAACACACATACGCAAACTTGCCGAAAGAAGCAAAAGATGCCTGTGATTTTTTGGTAGAGACAGGAACTTTTAAATCCAAGGCCGAATATGTTGCTCGGTATTATGCCGATAAGAAATAACTAAGAGAGGAAACTAAAATGACAGCCCAAAATAAATTTGCATTGGAAGATGCACCGAAAGCAACCCGCACAACAGCAGAACGGATTAGTAAAGAAAGCAGGCGCGCAAGACGGGAATTTAACGGGACTACAAAGCACTTTTACCTAGACCCGCGAGTAGTTGAGGAATTGTCTAAAGAAGGACACATGGCTTGGTTGAATGACGATCTTAAAGGTGGTCTTCTCCGTGCAGAGGATTTAGGCTATAGGTATATCACGAATCGTGAAGCCTATGGAGAGAGAAATGATTTAGACCCAGAAGCAAAAGCGAAAGTTCGCTACGGAACTGCTGACAAAGAAGGCACACCACAAGATATTTACTTAATGCTACAACCTTGGGAATTTTATAACGAGGATGTTCAGATTCGAGAGGATGCGAACAAGGCAGTAGATGAGCAGATTCAGCGTGGTGCTGATGACGATGTTTCAACAAGTTACGGAAAGCGGATTGCTTATGATAAATAATTGATAGGAGAAAAATAAAATGGCAAATACAAATGCGCCGTTTGGAGGCCGTCCGGTAGGACACCTCAATGGTTCTCCCTACAATGGTCAAGCCAATATTTACTATTTTGCAGCTTCCAATGGTGACGCAGTTCACCTTGGGGACTTCGTAAAGAGTAAGGCAGCAGGGGATGCTAACGGCATTCCCGGCGTTGATCTTGCAGCAGGAACCGACACAGTGCGCGGGATTGTTGTGGGCATTTTGCCCGTATATCCCGGCACGACAATGGCAGGTTCAGCTTTGAACCTTGAACAACCAAACTATATTTCAGCAACCAATGCAGCAGCAGTTTATGTAATGGTGGCTGATGAGCCTGATTTGGTGTTTGAGATTCAGACAGGGGCAACTGCGACTAACTTGGTGGCTACGAAGTTGAACAACAACTTCTCACTCACCATTGCCGCACCCGATCCCACCACAAATCCGTACTCGGCAACAATTGTGGACAACTCCACAATCAATACTACCAACACTCTGAAGTTCAAGATGTTGGGTTTGGCTCAACGGCCTAATAATGCTATTGGTGCATACCAAGTAGTTCGTGCAATGTTTAACTCGCATGAATTGTCTGGTGCTGCCGCAACAGCTATCTAATAGGGAGAGATAACATGGCTGTTATTAATACAGGCACTTTCCTTAAAGGTATGTGGCCCGGAGTACAGGAGTGGTTCCAAAAAGGAGCCGAAGATTTCCCTGTACAATTTCAGAGTATTTTTGAACAACGGACTTCTTCGCAGTCTTGGGAAGACCTTGTAGAGTATTCTGGTATGGGACTCGCTGCCGTTAAGGCACAAGGCCAAGCAGGGGTTTATGACACGATGGTTCAAGGTGATGTGGTTCGTTTCACTCACCTCGTTTATGAGAATGGCTACATGGTTACTAAAGAAGAGATTGAAGATAATCTCTATCCGGTGCTGGCTCAGTCTCGTGCGAAAGAACTTCGTCGTTCTATGCTTCGCACTCAAGAGTATGTTCACGCAAATGTGCTGAATCGT